TTATTTGGACACAGAAATTGGGTTCAAACATCTTATAATGGCAATATTAGATATAATTTTGCTGGGATTGGTTATACTTGGGATAGTGAGAATGATGCATTTTATGCACCTCAACCTTATGCAAGTTGGTCGCTTGATGAAAATTTTATTTGGCAAGCACCAGTACCATATCCAGATGATGCATCAGCTGAAAAAATATACGAGTGGGATGAAGATAATCTTACTTGGAAAGTAGTGGAACTAACAGTTTCATAATATTAATGATATAAAATAAAATAAAATGAATGGATTTGAACCAACGCTTTTAGGTGTAGCTGTTTATATTATAACAATAGCGGAAATAAACGAAGCGCTACAAGGATTGTTAATAATAGCTACACTTATTTATACAATAATAAAAATATACCAATTACTAAATGGCAAAGATTGATATAAACGGAGATGGTAAAGCAGATTTCACAATTAACATAGGGCAAGTAGTAATGCTTGTTTCTCTTGTTGTATCAATGGCTGGTTCATATTATAATTTAAATGCTAAAATAGAAGAAGTAGCAACCCTTGCAAAAAAAACATCACATAATCAACAAGAATATTGTTTTCCTAATACAAGAGCAGTAGAAGATGAAATAGAACAACTTAAAATAGATCAACGTGAGTTCCAAACTGAACTTAGGTTTATATTAAAAAATGATTAACTTTATAAATAAAACATTATGAAAAACATTTTAAATAAAATATGGGAAGGTATTAAAGATGCATTTTGGGTGCAAGTACCTTATATGATTTACTCGGTAGTATGGGTATTTTTAACATTATTTTGGGCAACGCAATTCTTTAAGTGGTACGTTAAAAACTATATAGGATGAAACTATCACAAAATTTAACATTAGCAGAAGCGTGTAGATCTGAAACTGCAAAACGCAGACACATAGATAACACACCTAGCGGTACTATACTAGACAACCTAAAACTAACTGCTGAAAAAATATTTCAACCCATAAGAGATCACTTTAAAAAACCAATATATGTATCTAGTATGTATAGGTGTGAAAGATTAAATAGTTTAGTAGGTGGAACAGCACATAGCAAACACATTACAGGACAAGCTATTGATCTAGACAACGATGGTACTGATATATCTAACAAAGATATATTTAACTATATAAAAGATAATTTAAAGTTTGATGTATTAATATGGGAGTTTGGTGACGAATCACCTAACTGGGTACATTGTAGTTATGTAGAAGGTTTAAATAGAGGTTTAGTATATCAGAATACTACGGATCAAGGTTTAATATTATATAAAGAACCTAAAAAAGTAAAGAATGAGCAAAGAAAGAAAAAAGTTCAAAGAAACGAAACTGGGACAATTTCTACTGGGGAAGTCAGGGGTATTTCAAGGTCTAGCGGATACGATTCCTGATAAAGGTGTTTTAGGCGTTTTAAAGAACTTAATTTTAAAAGATGATGCCTTACCTCAACCAGACAAAGAAACTGCCTTAAAAATGCTTGAAATTGAGTTACAAGAGATGGATTCGGTAACTCGTAGATGGGAAGCTGATGCTATGTCAGATTCGTGGCTAAGTAAAAACGTTAGACCATTAACCTTAGTATTCTTTACAGTAGTATATACAGCAGGTTTCTTTTTTAAGTATGAATTAGGTGCTATAAACCAAATATTACTTCTTATAATAGGAGCTTATTTTGGTGGAAGATCTTTTGAAAAAATACAAAAACTTTAATACAATATAGTATATTACAATATAATATTATACTATATAGTACAATACAATATAGTAATGTTTATTTATATATTTAATTTAATACTGTTTATTTTTTTTATAGTATATTTATTATATGCGTCAAAAATTAATAAAAAAGATTGATAGGATCTTTAGTGAGTATATTAGATTAAAACACGCAGACAAGTCTGGTAATTGTAAATGTATAACTTGTGGAAAGACTTATCATTATAAAGATATTGATGCTGGTCACTTTGTTAGTCGTAGGTTTCTTATTGTTCGCTTCGACGAACTAAACGTGCATCCTCAATGCAAATATTGCAATAGATTTTTAAACGGTTTAGCTTATGAATATGGTAAAGCTATAGATATGCTTTATGGTAAAGGTACTGCAGATCGTTTGATTAGCTTATCTAGACAAACAATTAAAATAGAAAATTACGAATTAGAAGAAAAATATTTGTTTTATAAAAAAAATTTGATAACTTTGAAGAAACAATTATAAAGTTATGTACACACAAAACGACTTAGAAATAATAAAAACACAGGCTAATGGCTTTGTGAATGACCAGTTAAAATGGCAAAGACTAAGAATAGAATCTCTAGAAAAAGAGTTATCTAAGGAAAAACAAAAAACAAAAAAGCTAGAAGAACTTTTAGCATACGCAGATAAATTTAATTTAATAAACACGCAATGAGTTTAGCAGAAAATCAAACTAGACAATCAACTATTGACTGGATCGAAGAAGGTAAAACTTGGTCTGGTAAAGATGGAACAGAAATGAGAGAATATAAAGTATCTCTAAAAAATGGTGATATACCAGTATTTAATTATCCATCTAGCAAACCGTACCCATTTGCAAAAGGTGATGAAGTATCATACCTTTTAAACGAAAGAATGGTAAATAAGAAAATAATTCAAAACGGTAAACAAATGAAAAAAGTAGAAAACGAACAAACTACAACAACTAGTACAGAAACACCTACATTAACACAGCAACAAAGTATAGCATTATCAGTTGCAGCTAAGTTAGGTTATGAAACTGTTACTAGCGATGCTTGGCAAAAAACATTAAAATTCCAAGACACAGAAAAAAGGGCGCAAGCTCAAAGCGAGTTACTAAGTTCTATAGGACAAGTAACAATAGCTTATTATAATTTATTAACATCTAAACCAAAAAACAATGGCTGATACAGTTTTTATTAATGGGTTATATACTTACAAGGGAAGTAAACCATATATAGTTTCTAAGAATAGTTTAAATGTAGAAAAGTTTAAACTTATGTTAGAAGATCCTACGGTACAAAAACATATAAAAGAAAACGAAGGATTCTTAAAGTTTGTTACTATGGTTTCAAAGAACGATAAAGTTTATAGTAAGTTAGAAGATAATAGCTATAGAGAAGTAACAAGCAAACAACACAGTCCAGATCGAAACTCTAATGACGATGATGGACTACCATTCTAATACAGTATCTCTAAGGTCGCAAGTCGATAGGCTTAATGATATCAGAAATGGTAAAATTAAAGAAGGTCTACGACTTGGTGTACCAGAGATCGATGAGTACTGGAGATTTAAATTCTCATCTTTTAATGTAGTACTCGGACACGCATCAACAGGAAAAACAACTACACTACTTTATTTACTTTTATTATATGCTGTTAAGTATAATTTAAAATACTTAATATATAGTTCAGAGAATGAACCAAGCAGTATAACAAAAAAGTTATGTGAATTTTTAGTAGGGTTACCATTTAATAAAATACCAGATAATGTATGGAAACAAAAAATTAAATGGATACACGAACACTTTAGATATATAGACATAGATCAAGTATATACATCTAGTGAACTATTAAGAAACGCAGAAGAAATAAAGAAAACATTTAATTATCACGCTATAGTTATAGATCCATATAATTCACTTGTAAGAGATAAAGAACTTATGAAAGTGTATGGTGGACACGAATACGATTATGCTATAATGGGTGATTATAGGTTATTTACCAGAAAAAATAAATGTTCAATATTTTTAATAACACACGCAGTTACAGAAGCTTTAAGACATAAACACGCTAGCGGACATAAGTTTGAAGGATATATACAACCACCAAGTGCTGGATCAGCTGAAGGTGGAGGTAAGTTCTTAAATAAATCTGACAACTTTTTAATATTACACAGATACACAAATCATCCAGAGTTATGGACTAATACATATTTAGCTGTAATAAAAATAAAAGAGATAGATAGTGGTGGTAGACCAACACCATTAGACAACCCTATAGAGTTTAGATCTATTGCAAACAATGTAGGTTTTAGTATAAATAATAAAAATTTACTACATTTAATAACAAACGGTGATTCTTGAAATAGCATATAGAAAGCATAAAGATTGGTTGAGGATATGTAAATCTTTCAACTGCTGTGCTGACGACTGCGATGACATCGTATCCGAAATGTATTTAAAAATAGATCACCTAACTAAACAAGGTAAAGATCTCACATATGGCGATAATGATATAAATTATTTTTACTGTTATAAAATAATATTTCATTCTTGTTTAAGATTAAAACAACACAACAATAAACGTAAAGAATTAATAGTTACTAGTGATAGTGAAAACTTTGATTTAAGTGCAGCTCTAGCTAAGTATGGAATAAAATCTACTATAGATGAAGATTTATTATTTGATAAGCTAGAAGAATTTACAGATGAATATAGAGAAAAACTAACCTGGTATGATATTACAATATTTGAATTACTATCAGGTGGTAAGAAAATATCAGAGTTACAAAGAGAAACTAATATAAGTTATGTATCTTTAAGAAACACTTATTTAAAAGTAAAAAGTTTTATAAAAAAGCAATATGAGAAATTCGATTGGACTAGGGGATCTAGCAGAAAAAATAATTAACATAATTACTTTTGGTTATGGTAAAAAAATAGCTACAGCTATAGCAAAACTATTTGGTTATAAAGACTGTGGTTGTGACAAAAGAAAAAACGACTGGAATAAAATACAAATAAAAAGATGATACAAATGAATCAACACGACTACAATGAGTGGTCAAAATTCAAAGGCGTAAAAAATAACACAATAGCAAAACACGAATTAAAATTAATCGAAACACTACACGCTAAGTATTTTAATCATCCTTACGAAAGTTTATGTACCTGTAGAGGTGAACATATTATAGGAAGAATACAAGAGTTTGTAGATGAGCTAAATGTTATTTACGAAAATGGATATACAACAAGTACATAAATGGGAGCAAACAGTAGTGCAAATATTAAATCTAGATAACTGGAATTTAACTTGGAGTGGAGGTGAGTTTAAGCATTATGACGCTAGAGGATATACAAGAAAAAATAAAGAGTGTGTGATTGAAATGAAGTTTAGGGATAAATATTATGAAACAAAATTATTGGAAAAGTTTAAATATGATAAATTAATGGAGATGGATAAAGAGCTTACGAAATTATATTTAGTATTTGATCCAAAAGGTATGTATATATTTTGGTTAGATAATTTACAGTTACCAGAATTAGAACAACTAAATTGTCCAGATACAACTTTATGGACTAAAAAGAAAAAACAAAAAGATGTATATTTATTAGAAGAATCACAAGCAAGTTATATAAACAATGAATCAGGATTTAATAGATGCTTATAAAAAGCTAGATGCAATAAAAGAGTTTGAGTGCGATCATAATATTTCTATAATATTAGAACTACTTAACAAATGGAATAAAAAAGCTAATAATAATAAAGAGCTTAAAAGTATGATAGAATCTTTTTTAGATATACAATGGCATATTATAGAATTAAAACGTGATAGAGATCTAGCACTTAAAGCTGTATTACAATATAAATTGCAAAGAGATAGAGCGATACAAGAAAAAAGAGAAGCTAACGATAAACTAAAAATATATGAAGATAAAGATCTCAACTGAAATACTAGGACAACAACCATCAGATGATGTACAAGATAAATTACTAGAAACTATAAATGCTATGTGGTTAGAATTTGATACTGTACCTGAATTAGGTAGTTTAATAGAAGTGGATCTATTTAGTTTTTTATTTCGCTTTACTATGGAAGCTAAAACATATAAGTATCAAGGTGGTGATTTAGAAATAATACTTACATATAGATTAACAGAAGAAATACTGTGAAGAAAACAAAACATCAAAAACGAAAAGAAATACCAGTTTACTCTGGTGTAGTTAGATACTTTCCTGATGCACTTAAAATGGTAGCACAGGTTAGTTATATAGGAAACCAACAACACCATCCTGATAAACCATTACATTGGGATAGAAGTAAATCTACAGATGAATTAGATGCACTTGCAAGACATTTAATAGACTGCGGTACACTAGATGATGATGGCTTACCACACGATGCTAAAGTAGCCTGGAGAGCATTAGCAAACCTACAGAAATATATAGAGAATAATAAATGATTAACTTATACAATATGGACTGTATGGAAGCTATGAAAGATATGGCTGACAACCAATATGATTTAGCTATTGTTGATCCACCTTATGGTATTAATGCTGCAAAAAGAAATGATTGGGGAAAAAAAAGAACATCAAGATCTGCAGCTAAACAATCAAATTACAAATCAAAAGATTGGGATAATAATGTTCCTGACAAAACATATTTTAATGAATTATTTAGAATAAGTAAAAACCAAATAATATGGGGTGTGAACAATTATCCATATTCAAATCTTGATGGTGGGAGAATATTTTGGGATAAAGGTGTAGGAGAGAAATGGAGTATGAGTGATGGTGAAATAGCATATACATCAAAGTCAAGAGCTGTTAGAAAAGTTAAAATTTTGTGGAATGGTATGCTTCAATATGATATGAAAAATAAAGAAGATAGAATACATCCTACACAAAAACCTATTAAATTATATGAATGGCTTTTAATTAACTATGCTAAAGAGGGGGATAAAATATTAGACACTCATTTAGGTTCAGGTAGCATAGCAATAGCTTGTCATAATTTAGGCTATGATCTAGATGCATATGAAATAGATAAAGAATACTATGAAGCTACAATGAAAAGATTTAACAATCATACAGCTCAAGCACAGCTTTGGACTTAATAATATTAGATATACTTATGGATACACAAATAAAACTATTAGACGGAAAACATTACGACAAAACAGAACTATTATCTAAAATGGTAGATGATGAATTTTACTATGGCTTTATGCATAAGTTCGCATTTAGTAGCAGTTCTATAAAATTATTATTAGAATCACCTAAAACATATTATAATGTAATGAAGTATGGTTCACCTAAAAGCCAAGCACTAAGAGATGGGTGGCTGTTTCATACTTGTATATTAGAACCAGAGGTATTTGAATCACAGATATTCGTAGATGTACAAAGCAAAAACACTAACAAATATAAACTGGCTAAAGAGCAACACGGTGAAGTATTTACTATAAAAGAAAAAGAAGATGCACAAAGGTTAGCAGAAGCATTCTATCGTAATGAACCAGCTATGCAAATAATAAAAGGTTGTAAGAATGAATATCCAGGTGTAGCATTAGTACAAGGACAACCATTTAGAGCTAAAGCAGATGTTATATGTGATGACTATGTGTGTGATCTTAAAACTACAAGTAACATAAAAGGTTTTGAGCATAGTGCATACAACTTTCACTATGACGTACAAGCATATTTATATACAGAAATATTTAATGTACCTAACTTTAGATTTGTAGTAATAGATAAAGGATCTAGAGATATAGGCATAAGTAACCCTGTAAGCAAAGAATTTATACAAAGTGGTAGAGATAAAGTAGCATATGCACTTAATGTTTATGCAAATCACTTTGAGCAAGACGAAGTCGAACTAGACGACTATTATATAGAAATAAACCTTTGATATATCAAAAAATATTAATATTTTAGTAGACTATGACAGAAACATACAAAATAGCAAGAGAGGTTAAGAAGATTACAGGTATTAACTTCTTAGAGAAAAACAGACAAACAGAGTACGTAGAAGCTAGAGCTTTTTTTGTACATATACTTAAAAACTATTACAAACTACGTAATAGAGATATAATTATAACATTTAATAAATTAGGATTCAATATGGATAGTGCTACACTTTGCCACGCTGTAAAGATGTTTGAAGTGTATGAGCATAATAATAAAAGAATGCAAGATTGGTTTGATAATCTATTTGCTAAACCAGACTTTAAAAACAGAGCGAATACGAGTGCATTTATTAAATCTAAACTAAAATACTTACCAGAAGATACTCTAATAAAGATAGCTGCACAAATAGATGCTATGATAAAAGATGAGTTATTTTTAGATGAAACTGAATGGGAGTACTAAAAAAATATAAAAAAAAGTATTATATTATTGATTAATCAAGTTTTTTCAAGTTGGCTAGAAAGTTAATTAGTACTTATGTAGAGAGGTCTAAAAAGAAAAGACCAGGAGTACATAGTAAGAACGCAAGTAAGAATCAACCAGGTTGGAAAAAGAAATACAGAGGTCAAGGTAAAAAAAGATAATTATGAGTTGGGGTGGTAAAAGAGAAGGTTCAGGTAGAAAGTCTAAGGCAGATGAGTTACAGCTATTAGACAAGTTATCACCTATGGAAGATTTATTTATTCAAGTATTACACGATGGGTTAAAGAAAGGCGACTATAAGTTTGCACAACTATTTGCTAATTATTATTATGGTAAACCTAGAGAAACACAAGATATAACCCTAAACCAAGATGTACCTTTATTTGAAGTAGTCGTAAAAGATAATGAACCAAGTACAGACTAATGTCGTATTTAATCACGCTTATAACTTTCACAGGTCAGATAAGAAGATATTAATAGAACAAGGTGGTTCTAGATCTGGTAAAACATTTAATATACTTATCTGGATTATATTTGATTACTGCACACAGAATAAGAATCATATAATAACTATTTGTCGTAAAACATTCCCATCGCTTAGAGGTACAGTAATGCGTGACTTCTTAGATATACTTAAAGAGTATGATTTATACAGCGAAAAGAATCATAATAAGAGTAATAGCGAATACTATTTAAACAACAATACTATAGAGTTCATATCACTAGATCAACCAGCTAAGATACGTGGTAGAAAGAGAAACTTATTATTTGTTAATGAGTGTAATGAAATAGATTGGGATAGTTGGCAACAATTAATATTTAGAACAGAAGGTCAGATACTAATAGACTATAACCCATCAGAAGCTAACCATTGGATATATGATAAAGTAGAAACTAGAGATGATGCTATATTCTATAAGACTACATATAAAGACAATCCATTTATAGATAAAACATTAGTACACGAATTAGAAAGACTAAAAGAAACTGATGAAGAATATTGGCAAGTATTTGGTCTAGGTGAGAGAGCATTATCTAGAACACAAATATTTAGCTTTGTAACTATAAATAAAATACCAGAAGATGCTAAGTTCTTATCTATAGGTATGGACTTTGGTTATACAAACGATCCTACAGCTGCAGTAGAAGTATATCAAAAAGATCACAGCTTATACATAAATGAATTACTATATAGAACTATGATGACTACTGCAGACATACATAGATTCTTTCTAGAGCATAATAAAGACAATAAGCTATGCTTCGGTGATTCAGCTGAAGTACGTTTAATAGACGAACTTCGTAGAATGGGTAATAACATACGCCCAAGCGTTAAAGGGCAAAACTCTATAATGGCTGGTATAGATTTATTAAAGCGATACAAACTACATATAACAGAAACATCTGTAAATGCTATAAGAGAGTTTAGAGATTATAGATGGAAAAAAGATAAAGCTAATAGATTAACTAATGTACCTAATGAAGGTGCCGATCATTTACCTGATGCTACAAGATATGCTACCTATAGTTTAATGAGTAAACCAAACTATGGTAAATATGCTATTAGATAAAAAAAGTTATTAAATAATTTTGATAATTAAAATATAGTTATTAACTTAGAGATATGAAACAGACATTACTAAACATATCTTATATAGCAGTTATATGGTTAGCCGCTATTCTATTAGTAGTATTAGATAACATAATTACTAATCTATAATGGAAACAAAATCATACAGAGATACTATGATAGCTTTAAATCAAGTATTCGGTCATTATGATTTAGATTTCTTAAAAGCTCTAGATATATCACAACTAGAGGATTTATTTGTACAAGATGCATTTAATGATCCAATAAAACACGATCACTTAGAATTACATAAAGACAATATAAACTTTAAAATAATAAAAGAACAACTTACATCTTCATAAATTTTCTTTTTTCATATTAATTAGTTGTTAAGGCAGTTTGGAGATGGCTGCCTTTTTTAATGAAAAAAAGTTAAATTTGGTATTATATTATTATGAAACTTTCTATAGATGTACCAACAGAACTAAATGAGATTACTTTAGATCAGTATCAACGTTTTATTAAAGTACAAAAAGATAATGGTGATGGTACGTTTGTAGCACAAAAGATGATAGAGATATTTTGTGGTATAGATCTTAAAGATACATTCAAAATAAAGATAACAGACATTAATGAAATAGTTAAGATAATTAACGAGCTGTTAGATATAAAGCCAGAACTAATAAACAGATTTACATTAAACAACCAGGAATATGGTTTTATACCATTACTAGAAGATATATCATTAGGTGAGTATATAGATATAGAAACATATATGCAAGACTGGCAAGATATGCATAAAGCTATGAATGTATTATATAGACCTATTAAACAAAAGTATAAAGACAAATATGATATAATAGATTATGATGCTAAAGAAAGCGATGTAATGAAAGATATGCCATTAGATGTTTGTATTAGTGCGGTGGTTTTTTTTTACAGTTTAGGAATCGAGTTGTCGAGCAATATGATGGATTATTTAACGGAGGAACAAATGAACAACCTTATGGCAGGTCAGCACAGTTTTCCAAAAGATGGGGATGGTATTCAGCAATTTTCGAACTCGCTCAAGGACGTATTACAGAATTCGAGAATATCACTAAAGAAAGATTATTAAAATCATTAAATGTATTATTATATATTAAAGAGAAAAACGAAGTAGAACAAGCAGAATTAAAAGCCAATGCCAGAAAACGTAGCTATTAGATCGTATTACTTACTAAGCGAAGCGCTAGAAAGTTCACTACTAAGCAATAATATAACTAAAACAGTTACTATAGGTGATATATCAGATGTAGACTTAGCAAAGCAAACTATATTTCCTTTAGCACACTTTATAGTAAACAATGTAGTATCAACTGAACAAACACTTGTATATAATATTACAGTACTTGTTATGGATATAAAAGATACTAGTAAAGAACAAGAAACAGATAAGTTTAGAAAAAACACAGACGAACAAGACATATTAAACACACAGTTAGGCGTATTAAATTTATTAATACAAAAATTAAGATTTGGTGATTTGCACACAACAGGATATAAATTAACTAATGATCCTACTTGTGAACCATTTGTAGATAGGTTTGAAAATAACTTAGCAGGATGGAATGCAGATCTAGAAATAGAATTACCTAATGATCAGTATATATGTTAAGTAAATTAGCTTTTAGCGATAAGTTTAATGCAAGGATAGAAGAATTCTTTAAAGCTGTTAAAAAACAAGCTAGACAGAATCTAAGTAAAGGTACTAAGCTACAACGTAAAAAGCGACCTATAAACAACACTAAAAAACTTTACAATAGCATACAGTACAAAAAACTATATGAAAAGAGTAGTGGTATTGCATATGGTTTATTTATGGAAGATTATGGTGATTACATTGACAAAGGTGTAAAAGGTACTAAAAGTAATTATAGAGTAAATAAGAATACACCTTATAGCTTTAAAACTAAAATGCCATATTCAGAATTATTTGAGAACTGGGCAAAAGCTAGAAACATAAGATTTAGAAACGCACAAGGACAATTTACTAAAGGTAACTACAAACAAATAGGTTATGTAATTGCTAGAAGTATTTATGAAAAAGGTATAAGAGCAAACAATTTTTTTACTATACCTTTTGTTAATGAGTTTAAAAAATTACCACAAGATCTACAAGATATATTTAGTGATGATATGGTAATTGAAATGATTGAAGCGATGATAGAAGCAGATATAATTAAAAGAATATAATGGCA